GCCGATCGCTGAAGTCTCAGCATTCTCCAATGCAGAAGTTGAATTGACACCCCGATCAGAAATGCTTTCACTAGCAAGCCCAGTCGCCCACGACTTTGCATCGGCTTCTGTCTTAAATAATTCAGCACTAACAATGTATCTAGTGTCTGAGGCCTGTTCGATCTTTGTAGATATTCTTCCATCTGGATATTCCTTCCAAAACTTTTCTAGTCGGCTCTCGACTGTTTCATAATCAGCTAAATTAAATGCCATTAGTCATCCCCCCAAGTGAAGTTGATGTCGGCCTCTGCATCAAGGACTGTCTGGTATATCGAAAGGTAAGCAATAGCATCGATGATTGAGTCGCTGTGATTTGCAGATTCAGTAAGCCTAGAAACCTTGACGAGCGCCATACATAATGCGACTTGACTAGGTGTAATTGGATGGTCGAGATATGCCGACCAGAGATCACTGATCCTTTTATGGTTTGTGTAAGGATGACCATAGACCGCTCCCCTTGTATGGACCAAATCGACAACATCGGCCAGCAGCTTCTCAGTTTTTGTCATAGTCAAATACCTCATCTGACTTTAACTTAGTGTTCATTAGTCTGCGATGAGATTCCCAGCCTTGCGCACGGCCTTTCCAATAACCATTCTGGAATGCGGTATCTCTGATTTCGTAAATGATCCAGGCAATAGTTGTAGTTGCCACTATTCCCCACATCAAGATATATCCAAAGTCTTTCAATTCAGCGTACATTTGTAGCCCTATCTGTCCGCATACTTTGCGGTACAGGCATAGTGTTGCACCTGTGTATGACTTTGTGGATTATTTAATAGATTATTTTGATAACGATTTGATAACGTTATGCGTAAAGTTTTCCAAGCGCTGTGAATGAGCCATCCTTGTTTATTGGCACCAGGGTTGGTGTCAGGGTCTTTCCAACGGCTTCTAGTATAGCAATACCCATCTGCCAATTAGCGCTTCCATAGCGTAAATAAGAGGCTTTTTTTCTATCCATAAGATTGCCTACCTCAACGCCATATAAGGCCCTGTAATGGCTTCCTACGCCCTCTGCATAGGCACTCATGCCCAACCTGTGGGTGTGGCCACACAATACAGATTTACCCCATTTTTTAGCCAGGTTAAGAGCTGTGATACCTGCGTGCTGAGACATGTTGCCTTCGTCTCCATGAGCCAGCATCCACCCTGGGTGAAACTCATAAGCAGTCTTGTGGTACTCCATGCCCATATCTTTAAATCCCATAAAGGCGGGGTATTGTAATTCGGGTAAGCTGATTAACCCAGGCACCTTAAGCAAAGTGTTATATAGGCGATCAGTATGATTACTACGGATAATATGACACTCTCGGCTGTACTCACTGAGATCCCAGAGTATCGACTTAGTAAGTTCCCGATCATCGTGAATGGTTTGCCGATAAGCCAGAGGTGTGCCTTCAGCCCATTTACTAATTGTGTTAAAGTCAATTTCATCCCCAACCACCAATACTGAATCAAACTTCTCCCGCCTTGCTAACTTGATAACATTCTTTACAGCTACCTCGTGATGGAATGGTACCTGCAGATCGCTGATTACCAGGTAGCGCTTAATCGTCTTCCTCATCAGGAGTAGGGATAGTTGGGATAATTCCCTTGTCGCCTACGATCCAGTCAGGCATTGACTCTGGGCTATCCATTAGATACAACGCAACAGATTCACTAAACCCTGCTTTGCGTGCAGCTTTGAACATCTCGTGCTTGGCAATATAAAACACTTCTAACTTAGATAAAGGGTCAGGTGATTTACGCACCTTGCGCCTGTTAATTTTTCTACGCTTACGTGTAGTTGCCATAGTTAAAATTATCGTTTACTGATTAAGACAAAGAGATCATCGACACGCTGTTCTAGCCGAGTTAATTGATCCTTCATACTAGAGCCACCATTAGGGCGTAACTCATTAAGCCAGCCTTTAACTAGAAAACGTAATCCGACTAGCCCGCCTGATAGCACGGCCATAACGCCAGCGCCAAAGCCAGCCCACTCTGTAGGTGTCATGCTTCATTAGCACCGATGCCATAAGCATTATCGGATTTGTCTAAAGCCCTAACCGCTGGGCCTGCTAAAGCTGAGATAACTACAGCTACAACAGGATCTAATCCCAGTTCATTACTTGCTAAAAATGTTAAAAATGAAACCAATACGCCACGTGCGTATGACTTCAGTACAGCCTGTTGCTTCTTGCTTATCTTCATATCTTGCCCCCTATTAGTGGTATGTCGAACGCTGTGCCATTTAAATCACCTAGTGTTGTAAAGCTGATATGTATGTGCTTCTTATGTGGGTTGATGCCTTTATACTTACGCCATTTCCAATTTAATATCTTTGAGCATATTCGCCCGTTATAGATGACGTATGATATGCGTTTATCTTGTTTGGCTGCGATTCTGAGTTGGTCAGCCAGATAAGGTGCGAGGCTGTCGGATGACTCCAACCGAGAATCAATATCAACTGCTCTAACCCAGATCCCGTCTGGATTATGATCCGATTTTCTGGCGGAATGACGGCTATCGCCCAACCACCCATCACTGGCAGTACGCCTATCTGGAAACCACGTATCAACTTGATCTCTTAACTGAACACCAGCTGCACATAACTTTGGTTGCATTACAAACCTAGAGCTTGTAAATCCTCAACAGTCAAACCAAGTGCTGCAAGTTTTGCTTGTGCCGATGCTTTGGCGGTTGCCTTTGTTTCGGCTTCGGTAATTTCATCAGCCTTGACCTGTTCAATAGCATCATCAATTTGTTTTTGTGTTGGTGCTACACCTTGTAATACAAACCATTGAATAGTTGAATAATCTCGCTCAGTATAAGTAAACTCTGAATTAGGTCTTAATTTAAGAATTGCTTGGTCTAAATAATCTTTCATTATGCACCTATTTCTAGTAATGTAATTGTTGAAGTTGCGGCAGAAACACCATTTGGTTGACATTTTGCTGTCGCACTACCAAAATGTGCCTTAAATTGTGTTTTATATGTTGTACTTGAGGTTGTTGCTGGGCTATCTAAATAAACTATTGAAGATATGCCACCTGATTGCGGTCCTGAACCGCTGGTAATGTTCATCCAAGTTGCATATTCGGCACTTTGTTCTAATATAGTAGTTGAACCTCTGACTAATTTCAAACCAACTCCTGCGTTATCGCTACTTCTTGAACAATAAATTACCTGTGAAATCATTGCTAATACTTTTGATGTGCTTAATGTTGGTGTAATACTTAAAGTTAAACCTGAATCTGTATAAGTTGTTCCCGTTACAGATACTTCAGTTGAATATGTAGCACTTACTACTTGCAAAACTTTGCCACCACCACCAGCGGGAGTAGCCCAAGATGGTACGCCACCTGCAACAGTTAATACTTGGCCAGTAGTACCAATACCCAATCTTGCAGGTGTTGAGCCGCTTGATGAATAAATAGTGTCGCCAGTAGTTGTCATTGGGTTTGTCATACCTGTTGTATCTAGGTTTGCCCAAGCACTGCCTGTGTAATAAGTGGTTACGTTTGTATCTTTAAGATATGCAAAATTGCCTTCTTGCGGTGATGTTACTGCTGCATCTCTAGCAGCGGCACTAGCAAACACCCAGACACCTTGCATCAAGTAGCCATCAACATCGGCAGCGGTCAATACCTCGCCTGTAACAAAATCCTTAAATCCTAATCCAGCGGCCATTATTTCTCCTTAGTAACTAAGCACATTATAGTCTAAAGTGCCGTATATATTGTTATTTAGAATCAGTGCATCGATGACTGGTTCAAGGGTCGTAAAGAAGACCCTAAAGCTGTTGGGTGTGATGGTGTTGGCTACTCCAAAGATTTGTAGTGTTTTGTCCAGGGTAGATCCACCTGGCTGAGTAGTAACCACTCTGATTGGATCAAAGAAATCTAACTCTAAAGCTGCAAGAATGCCTGAGTTGTAATTATTGGTATACAAGTCCAACTCGATGCCATCGCATCTCACGCTGGTCTCGGCACGGCTTGCGACATAAGCCTGGGCATAATCTAGGGCTACTGCATCGGTCTGCATTAGCAGGTCTTGCAGGTTATAGCTGTGGATGAAATACTTGTCAATAGATGCCTGATTGATGGCCGTCTGTGGTGATCCACCTGTACGACTGATCTGGGCTGAGTTAAAGATCAAATCATCATCTAGTTTCCAGTTAGCGTTAGCGTATGAAATGCCAGTGCCATCATCATTAAAAGTTGTTACTGTGCCACCAATCGAACTTGCGGTTACTGATCGATCTTGAAATACAAACTCTCCATCGGTATTGACGTATAGAGCGCCATACTCAGATGTGGCTACAGTCTGCATAGCATCTAAGGAAGTACGTGCAGTGCCAGGATCTGCCTGCATTGTGGTTAAACCTGCATCAATATCACGCATAGTCGCTGGCCAGTCAATCTGATCTAATATCTGGTTAATTCTTGTGCCTGATAAATTGCCAGCACTAGCACCTGTTACTGTTGAAATCTGTGCATTTTGGGCAAGTCTAAACGCGTCTACAGCTTGTATGGTCGTATACGCAACTTCTGTTGCATCCTTTGGTTGAGTATTGACGTATGAGGTAATGAACCCAGAGAATAGGCTATAAGTAGTTGCGCCATAGGTAGCAGAGATTTGCACTTTTTTCATTGGTGTTAGCAATTCGTAATATGGTCCTGATGGGTTAGTGGGGTTGAAATCTCCGTTTTGATCTACAATACGTAAAGTAAGTCGGCCTGTTTGGAATTGATCTACCAAAGCATCACGGCCTCGGCTAGTTTGTATGTAATTGATCTGATCTGATACATCAACTACTACAGCTGCGGTATCGGCTAGTATATTTGTATCAAGTATTGCAGTACCTAATATTACCGCTTGGGCAAAACTAGGACCAGTAGAGAAGTTAATTACCGCATTGATCGTTGGTACAGCCATTAGTTGAGAGATCCTGCTGGCAATAGTTTGTTACCTGACTTTAATAACTGCAATACGTTTTGCTGTATTACAGCTTCTAATTGTTGATCTGTAACTATTGTGCCTGCGTTTACTGTTACGCCTACAGTTGGAGCAGCAGCGGCTGTAGCAGTTTGTGCGCCTTGATTAGTTACGCCTTGTGGCACTGTATAGCTCATAGATCCACCTTCAAGTGGTGCTATTTGATTACGGCCACGGGCAGTCATTTCGCCTAAAGCATTAAATAATGCTGGGCCAAAACTTGTAAGCGCACTAGCAGCCATACCTGCAGCTGTGGCCAAGGCATCAATAGAAGCTTTAGCACCTAGTTCAGCATTTAATTTCTTAGCCAAAGCCTCGTTATTGTCTAGGATTGCTAATTGTGCTTTAAGTCTTATTTTAGTTTCTTCATCGGTAGCCTGGTTAAGCGCCAGGGTTAAACCTATGCGCTCTATATCAAACTTATCTTTTAGTTTATCTACTTCAGATTTAGCCTTAGTCGCTGCAGTCTCGGCCTTTTTAGCGTTTGTTAAATCTTTAGATGCTTTAGATTCTAAGCGTAATTGCTGTAAGTAGATACGGCTAGATGATCTGCCTTCTGCGTTAGATGGTGCAGTACGGCCTCTTTGTGCTGCGCCTATCTCGGAGAATCCAGCAAGGTAAGCACCTAGTACTGGGATATTCTTTACATCAAATAATGCGCCACCAACTTTGGTGTTGCCAATTTCTTTAAGTTTACTAATTAAAACGCCCACGCCAAGAATGGCATCTGCAGTACTTTGCGCAAAGTTATCCATTAAATCTGTAGCTGTGCTGATATTTGTGTCTTTACCTAATAAAGCCAGGGCATCTAATAAACCCTTACCTATTGTCTCCTGAGCATCTGCAGCCGCAACAGTAAGTAAACTCATCTTGCCTGCGTAAGTATCTAATCTAGCCGCTGCTTGGCCTGCAAACTTCTTATTAAGTTCGCCCATAATCTTGTCCATATCGCCAGTCTTAAGCGTGGCCTTGCTTATGCCTGCACCTAATCTGCTAAGACCTGCAGTGTTACCACTAAATCCACGTGTTAAAGCTGCGCTCACTTCTGTTAAAGATTTACCTGTGGCTGCGCTTACGTTTAATGCTGTCTGTAATGCTTCTTGGCTCTTAGTGATAGATCCTGTAACTGTAAGTAATTGCTGGAATGCTGGGCGTAGTTGGTCATCTAATACGCCATATAAGGACTGTAGGTTAGATATGTAATTTTCTACGCCAGGTGCGCTAAATGCAAAGCCAGTATTCTTGAGCTGTAACTCTAAAGACTTGGCTGCCTTCTCATCGGCCATAAATGCAGATACAGCCTTCTTGCTAAATGATAATAATTGTTGAGCGCCAAAAACCCCTGCAAATACTTTGCCAAAGTTCTTAACTTGTTTTTCAAAGGCTGATACTTCTTTCTTGGCCTTTTTTAATCCTTTGTTATCAAAGGTGCTGAGTGCGGAGACTACTAAAGTAGGCACAATTACAACCCCTTAAATCCACGAGCTGATCGCTCTTTGTAAAATCCTAATACCTGGCCTTTTTTCTCTAAAGGTAGTTTTTTGTAATAAGCAAATACTGCATCGTTAATGGCTTTTTCAATATTCTTATACGCATCGCCTTGTTCTTCTTTCCAAGCTTTAAAGATGACACGGCCTTTATTTTTGCGACCTCTACGGCCTACCGATCCTGCCATAGTTGCATCTTCTACGCCTGGTAGTGCAGCTATAAATTGGATGCCAGCATTAGGGTTTAGTGATGCGCCACCTTGCCCAGAAGTCTTGCGACCTGCAGTTTCATAAATAGCGCCAGCTGCAGATTCATTAGATACGTAGTTGTAAACGCTGTACCCTTTTTTGTTTTTCTTATTAGGGCCTAGTTTGTATTTAATTTCTGATCGGGCAGTTTGTTGGTCATAGGCAGGGAATGGTCTGCGTTGGCCTGGTTGCTGTGGCGCTTGTTTAAGCCAGCCACTTAAAACATTTTGATTGGCAGGCAAGTATTGCTTAGCCTTGTTAGCAGTCTTTAACATTGGTGCTTTAAGACTTGCCCTAACGTTTTTATACATATCTTCGTCAATTTCATCAATAGCCTTAAGGAACTCTCTAACGCCGTTTACCACGACTGGCATTTTTGATCTCCTTAGCTCTGTCTGTCAATACCTGGATTATTGCTAGATACAT